AGGATGTTTTAATTCATCTATAAGTCGTTTAACTAATTCTTCATCAGATAATAAATCTCTATACATTCGGACCATTATACGTTGTTTTTTTATTTTATAATCAATACTTTCATTTCTTGGAGGTAATTGATACCCTTTTTCTGGAAATATGAAATTTAAATATGTTAATAATGAATATGTTTGACATAATGTATCTTCTTCATCAATATTGGGATTTTGTTGTTTTTGGTCATCTACACTACATATAGTTTTATCGTTTTCCTTATCATAAACAAGATGATGGTAAGTATTTAAGAATCTACCTGTTCCGGGTTCTGTTATAAGTCTATATTTATCACTTGGGTATCGTTTCATTATTATGTCCCTAACACCTGCATTACCGAAATATTGATTTATATATGTAAAATGGTTTCTGCTAAATGCATCAAGTTTAGTTTGGTCACAATCAATCTCAGTTGCCATTATATATATATATTACAGTTTATTTTTATAATTATTATATACCAGTGAAGATTTAAAATGTACTACGAAGTGCCATTTTAATTCTTAAAGGGTTTAAATTGTCATAAAGAAAATAATATAGATTTTGAATATATTATTTTTAACCCTTTACTTGAACAAAATAATTCACATATCTGGTGGCCCTTCTAGGGCCACCTTATATATGGTCTTATTTTTTCAAAAAAGGGTTCCGACTTTTATTGAAATATGGGCGATTTCGCCCATATTTCAAGTAAAGAGTTAACGCAGTTTTTTTGTGGTTCTTCTTTTTCTTAAATTGTATCTTTGCGATTTTCCGCCTTTTTTTTCTATTTCGTCTTTTATTCTTTTAGATCTCCGTCGTAATTCATCAGGTATTACTACTTTTACACGAGGAGTCCTACGTTTCTTTTTTTCTTCATCTTCGTCTGTATTATATTTTCCTATAAAAAATTCATATCCAAATAATTCCCACTCAGTTAATGTCTCATAAACGTTTTCAAAAAAACTGTCGCTTGTCATACCTTCATCAAATGTGTGTTCATTTTCAATACCATCACGATAATCTTTCCATTCTTTATTAGGTATATCAATTTCTTTTAGTAATTTTTTTTTGAAATCATGAGAATCTAATAATTCTCTATACATAGCTATGATATCCATTTGTCTCTTTATTTTATCGTTTAAATCAGTTGATTTATCTAAAAAAATGAGTAATGAATATCCATGACATAATGTATCATATGTATCATTATCAGTATTCTGATAACCTAACTTTACACTACATAATTTATTTCCAGTTTTTTTCTCTATTATTACATGATGATCAGAGTCTTTATCAAATTCTTCACCGGCTTCTTCAACCTCTAATTTATATTTTTTAGAAGGTCTTATTTCAGATATAATTTCTCTTACTGTTTGATCTCCAAAAAATTGATTTATAAATGTTAAATACCTCATCGAAAAATTATATAATTCAGGAGTAAGTTCTTTTAATGGTATTCGAACTCTTTTTCTTGGCATATACAATTTATATATAAATTATATAACCACTCTAAAAAGCACTTCCAAAAGCACCACCCAATACTGAGTTGGCAGCAGCAGGTCCCATATACATATCATCACTCATACCAGACCCTCGGATCATCGTATCATACGATGGTTTGGCAGTCTGGGTTCCTACCATTGGAGCAGGAGGGAATACACCTTGTTGAACTCCAGTATTGTCTAAATAATCCGCTTGACTAGGGGAATGGTTTGATTGTTGAGAAGCAATTCTGATACCATTTGCCGATTTTTTATCGGAAGTATGAGACCCAGACCCATTCCATAAATCATTCAAACGGTCCACCAAGATATTGACTTTAAGACCCAATTTTGTTTGGATACTGAGAACAATAATTAAAAAGGCTAAAACCACGTTTGTCAATGTCAAATGTTCATATTTAAACCCACTATAAGTAGGAATATAGGTAATCACACGGTGGATAACAATGATACCACAGAACATAACAATCAATTGAATAAAGATTTCGACTAAAAGTTCTAAACTGGATTTATCGGGGTCGGCTTCAGGAATAAATCGTTGGATGGATTTGTTCAAGGCAACAACAGGAACAATTGCCAAAGCGGAATATTGTGATACATTCAAGAATTCGGCCTTTCCTTCTTCAGAAGAAGAGAACACGTGGCCTAAAAATGTTTTTTTGGGTGATTCGGTAGTTTCTTGTAAAATATCCATTTTGGTTTCTTATATTCTTTTATTAGAAATTTAGTAGGGTTCTCAAAATATGTCATAAAGGATTTATATTTCTGATTATGATGACAATAGTTCAAAAATAGCCGGATAAATGGGGGCAATTGCAGTTGCACAGGCTAAAGCAACCGCTCTATGTTCTTTCTGAGTATCCGGTTTGGTTCTCAATTGAATATAGTGTATCCATGATCGAAGTGTTCCATTCATATACATTCTGGACATGGTCATTCCTTCTGGAAGAACGGCTCTTGCCTGTTCCTTAGCAATACCATTTTCCAATGCCCATTCATATGCCTTTTGAGAATGTTCTGCTAATTCCTTTTGTTTTTCTTGCCAAGATTGGTTCAAAAGTGTATCATTTGATTCCAAACTATTTTGTCGGTTTTTATAATCTTGAAGCCTTGCCTCTTTTGTGACAAATCCTAAATCAGCCACTGCATATCTTTGTGAGAACTCCTGAAAAGAAAAAGAACGATGTCTCAATATCTGTCTTGCTATATCACGAGTTGTCTCTATTTCCAAACAAATCGAAACCATTTCAAAAGGAGACCAATGATGATGTTTCATTAGATATTTTAATAGACCATCTGATGTGCCAACATTATTTTGATTTGCAGGATTAGAAACACGGGCACAATAAGCAACGGATTCCTGAATAGAGACGGCCCCTTCGGGAGGTTGAGAATAACTAATGAGAACAGCGGACATTATACCTTTATGACAATCTATCTATAAGTTATTTTACTAGGTTCTCAATATTTTGTTTTTATAATTCATTTTTAGAATGTCATAAAGAAATGTTTTATAAAATGAAAACAATGAAAACAATGAAAAATGAATATAGAGAAAACGGTCGTTAAACTTTCATAATGAGCCGCGCATTAGCAGGAGCAAGACAAAGAAGAGCCGGTATTACACAACCCGAACCTCAAGTATCCACTCCAGTTCAAGCATCTAATCCGCAACCGGGAGGATTGACCTTACCACAAGTTATTGCCCTAGTAGATACTCGTCTTCTAAAACTAGAGCAATTTATGAAGGAGACCCAAGAGAATGGCCTACCTGCAAATACTTCATCTGTTCCTTCTGTCAGATTTGATATTCAAGGAGAACAGGAGACAGCTCCGGATGATTTAGCCCAGGTTCTCACCGAATACGAGAGCCGATTTATGTTATTGGCCGAAGAGATGGCACAACTAAAGGACACATTAATGAAACTTCAGACATATACCATGGATGTAAATAAGATGCTTTTGGAGGAACGTGTAAATGTTCTCTCTGATTTGGGTAGTTCAATGACTGTTAAAGAGGATGCAGTTCTTCCAGCTGGGGAGATTCAGAGATTCTCTTTTTCTGAAGCAGTAGAGTAAATACATAAAAGATATACGCTAAAAAATATAAATAAATGATTATTTATATTTTATACATACATGTCGTCGGATTCTTTAGTGGATATGATGGAAAAGTATAAAGACAATTATTATCAAACAAATGGTAAAAACTCGTTTTTCAAAAAGAACCAAAAAATAGAATGTGCCAAAGAAGTGAGCCAAGCATTTAATTTAGGCGAAATGGTTCGACGTTCGATATATCGTATTTCGAATTCAAATAAGGTAGTTTTCAATTATTCGGTTTTCAAATTATATGCTAATCCTGATAATTATGGAAGTATTGTTCAAGAAGTATTAAATGTGTATGACGATATTTTGTTGGATTATCCTAGTTTTGAAGCGCATATTATATTAGAAGGATTCACTATTTCTGCCGCAGAGAGGTATAAATCGGCCATTCAATTGTTTTGTCAAAAATGTATGAATTCTACTACAAAATATGCAAGATTAACAGAAGTAATGGTTATTTATTATACACCTGCAATGATTGATAATATTTCGGCACTTCTAAGACCGTTTATTGATACAAACGTAGGTGATAGAATAGTAACCATTTCGAAAGCAGATAGTGAAGAAGCACTTCGTAAATTATCGGTTTTTCTATGATGTCATAAAGGAATAATATGATTATATAATAATGAAGAACACTGCGTTCATTATTATAATAGCTATTTTAGTTATATTGTCTTTAGGATATATCATACGTTTTCAAGAAGGTCATTCTGGAGGAGGTGGCGGAGGCCACGCAGGAGGTGGAGGCCATCATGGTGGTGGTCATGGTGTTAGAGGAGGATATTATGGCGGAGGAGGTGCAGTCGAAGTTAATCCGTTATTATTGGACGAATATATTTACACTGACGGATATTACCTTTATGACACTCCGTATATTTATCGTCCATATGTTTTATGGTCGTGGTATTAGAGATTTTCTTTTTTGATCTCTCTTTTTATGGGTTCTCTTATTTTTCTTTTGGATAAATTCCGGGCATTCTTTTCGCCAGTTCTCTTTGATTTCTCTTTTTGTTTTGTTTGATTTTTTACTATTAGAAACCGTATGTCTTATACGGTCATTACCTCGGTTGTTATTACATTTAATGTTGTAATACCAGCGTTTATTCAAGAAAACATGTCCATGGTTGTCACTATCCTTCTTTTTATCCCAGTATAAATACAAATTATCACCTCGATGAGTATTTTCTGGCCATGCTTTTTCTAAATTGACAATAGGTGTTTCTTCGGTTGTCATAAAGAAGTATATATTAAGAGGTCTATAAAATTGATATCGAAAAGATATAAATAGTCAGTTCCATATCTTTTAACACAATGGAATTCAAACTAACTACTACTTCAAAAGCCGATATCTTTACAGGTATTTTCCAGAACATTCGTCCTTTTACGGAACATCTTTCTCTTATGTTCTCAACAACCGGGTTGTATTTACAGGCAATGGATTCCTCTCGTGTTTCTATTGTAGAATTGAAATTACCATCAGGATGGTTCGATGAATACAAATTCACATCTGATGGGGATTTGGTAATTGGTGTTCATTCGGGTATTTTGTTTAAAATATTAAATGCACGTGAGAAAAACCAAAAAATAGAATTCGTATATGAAAGTGATGATGTGGATACATTGTCGATCCATTTTACGGGAGATGATAAAGCTGTTTTTGACAAACATTTTCAGTCGCCTTTAGTAGATATTGAGAGTGAAACGATGACCATTCCTGAAGTTGAATACGCCGCCGAATTCACATTACCATCGGGTAATTTCGCCACGCTTATTAATCAATTGAAATTATTCGGAGACACTTTAGATATTGATTGTAATGAAGAGAAAATCGAGATGACAGCAAAGAGTGCTGAAACAGGTTCAATGTCTGTCGAGGTTAAAATAGATGATTTGAATTCGTTTGCCATCAACGAAGGCGAACAACTTCATATGGGATTTTCCTTGCCACAATTACATAATATTTCACAATTCAAAATAGCCGCAAAAGAAATGACAATTAAATTATGTGATAATTATCCTTTGGCGATTGTGTTTCCAATAACCGAAGAAGATGCTTATGTAAGGCTTTATTTAGCCCCTAAAATAACAGATGAATAAATTGTCATAAAGGGATTGATGGATTTATTTATGCGACCTTGAAAATCGTGCATTTTTTTTCTTGCCGGTTCTTTTTTTCCCGGTTCTTTTTTTTGTTTTTCCACCTTTTGTCCCTTTTTTCGGTTTTTCTTTTTTCTCCCTACTTCTACTTCTGTGTCTTTCTCTTTCTCTTTCTCTTTCTTCATGGATTTGTTCTCTCGTTCTACCTCTTTCTTCAATACCAGAATTCTCTAATACTTCTTCTAATACTTCTTGAATATCACTATCATTATCAATTTCTGTAGAAGTTTCTCGATCAATTGATAATTGTCTTTTAAGTTCTAAAGGTGTTTCTTCTGTTAAACCATATTTTTTATAAAATGGGACAGCTTCTTCTAATGCAGTTAAAATTATTTCACGTGGATATTTATCTGTAGGATATCTTGCAAGACCACATTTTACAGCATTAATCAAAAAGTTAAATATAACTCCACCACCTTTACTACTACAGCAAAATGATTTAACCTCAATTGTTTTTTTATCATTATTGAATGAGAATACCAATAATGTATCTAAAATAACAGACTTTTCATTTGGATTAAATATAAAACGAATTAGAGAACAATTTTTTGGATTTAAAAAATCACGCGATAAAGAATAATTATTTAAATTACCACAACGCATATTTAGTATCATTCCCTCGAATATAAATTTAGGTATAGATATAGGTATAGATATAGAACTACCAGGTAAATGTATATTGTTCTTTTCATCTAGCTTTATAGGAAGAAATTGTAAGCTTTTTTCTGGAAAATGTGAAGAAGAGCTACTGGTATGTATTTTTTGAAACTCTCCTGTTCCTTCTTTACAACATCGATGAACCGCTTGCATCAATTCTTCTCCATATCCATCAAATACAGTTGCTTCTTTTACAAAATATAGATACTCCATCTATATTTTGACGATATTTTATCACCCTATTCATCTTCATTACGGGCATAGAAATATTCATTAATCAATACCAACATTTCTTTAGGACAATTCTCTGTAGGTATTAGAACCCCGTTTTTGTCCTTTGTGATATGTTGCTGTGGGTCATATCCATGGTCCAATAGGATTTGCCATCTTTCAGCATATTTACGGTTCTTTTTCGACCCATGATAATGGTGTCTAATAACCCCAGGAATATATCCTACACGCAATGTTTTCGCTTTTGTCTCAAATGAAATAATACTGGATTTGTATCCATCACTTGATTCAGAATTAATCCCTTTTAGTCCATTCTTTATTAGGGAGAGCGACATGATATTGTCAGCGGATCCTAAAATGGCATCTTCATATAACCCGCCAATACGGTCATATGCTTTTCTAGTAATGGCCCATCCATATCCAGGATGCCAGAAATTCATGGCATTTTTCGAATATCCCTGTTTTCGACAGTATTGAAATCCGAACCCGCTAAATATCCTCATAGCGGATTCATCCGTATCCATATCAATACAATGACTATAAACCTGAACAATATCTTTGTGACCATTGAGAACTTTTAGCGTATCTAATGCCCAAGTTGAACTTTCAAACTCCACATCGGCATCAATCCATGCCATAGCTTTCCATTTGGGAGGAAGCAGATTTTTAACACCTAAATTAATCATGTTTTCTTTATGCCATAAAGGTGTATCCGTATTCAAACGTAAATGTCTGGGGTTCTTTTGATCAGTAACATAATATTTTTGAGAGCAATATGTGAGTTCTACTACATATACGATGACATTGGGTTCTTGCTCCATACGATGAATAAACTGTTTTGCTAAAACATATCTGCGACCAAAAAGAGCAGGATTAGAAACAGCTACAACAACATGTAATACATCATCAATGGGGTCATTGTTTAGAATAGCTTCTTTTATAGGATTCACATGATAATCAATGGCATCAATTTCAATTCCATTTATAACGGTCATTTTGTATACATTCTGCGGTTTTTTATTAGATAAACATTTCAACGTATGATTTATACTAAATGTTTCTTTCCATTTTTATTTTTATTATAGTTTTGTTTTTGTATATTCATATCCAAGAACAATACAAAAAAAGCGAAGATTTAGAAGTATATGAAATGGATTACACATCAAATGATCATTTACAAACAGTTTGTGCAATGAAACAACCGGTTCTCTTCGAATTTGCCGTCGAAGAATTACTAAATAAAATCAATGAAGTTTCTTCTGAAACCGCCGAAGTTCGTGTTTGGGATATAAGAGACTATGAAAAAGAAAATTCTCAAACAAATGATCCTATTCTTTTATCGAATAAAAGTTTTGAGAACCTTGCTAAAAGTGATCCTAAAGGCCGATATTTTTCTAAATGGGATCAAGACCACGATTCCGATGAATATGATACATTTAAAGATTTGGACCATTTTATATGTCCTAAATTATGTGCTCATACAACATATTCTATTTGGTCAGGTGCTTCAGGTTCTCATATTCCACTTCAATATCATATGAATGATAGGGTCTTTTTATATGTCACAAAGGGTAGAATAAATGTGAAAATGACACCATGGCGTAGCAGGAAATATTTGGACAGTCATTCAGATTACGATAACTATGAGTTTTATTCTAGATTGAATCCATTCTCTAATGGTGAATTATCAGTAAAAGAAGCCGATATCAGCATATCAAACAAGATAAAGTGGCTTTCATTTGATGTTGTCGCAGGATATATTTTATATGTTCCTGCATGGTGGTGGTATTCTATCCGGTTCTCATCACTAGATACACGAGTTGCCTGTATTCAGTATCAAACATATAGCAATTTATTGGCACATACTGGAGACTTGGCTAGATATTATTTCCAATTTCATACTACTAAGAAAATCCCGACGAGAACTCTTGAGTTAGACCCAGTAGAGGAACCTACAACGACATTATAGATACATTTATTATTCCTGTGGGAAGCCCATTATTCGTGCCATTTCGAACATTGCATCTCTACCATTTTGAATCGGGATTTCCGGATTTTGTTTATGTAATTCTATCAACTCTGTAAGAATTTCCTTGCATTTATCAGGCTGACCC